GAATTTGACGCATCAACAAATGTTTTGGCAATACCTTTACCTGCTGACAGTACAGGCGATGAATACTATGATGATAGATTTAGCGGTATACCGAATAACGCTGGATCAGGAGTAACTGGTGATATTGACTTTACTACTGTAGGTCATTCTAGTGGGGATGCCTATTCTATAATTCTTATACTTAATAAAAATTATTAATGGCTGAATACAGGGGCAAGAAGGTAACTCTGAACAAACCAAGGAGAATCTCTAAGGGTTCTCCTGGGTTCGGTAAGAAAACTAGAGAAGTTTTTGTTAGAGTTCCCTCCTCTGGAAAAATTAAACGGGTTACTTTTGGCGACCCAAAATTAGGCGCACATCCTAGCAATCCTAAGAAAAGAAAAGCTTACTGCGCTCGCAGTAAAAATCTAGGAGACGATAGGACTAAAGCAAATTATTGGTCAAGAAGACAATGGAGATGCTAAATGGCAAAAGCTAAAAGTGGAGGTAAAATATGTCCAGCTGGCAAAGCTTGGGCAAAACGTACTTTTGATACATATCCTTCTGCCTATGCAAATATGGCCGCATCTAAATATTGTAAAGATCCAAACTATGCTAAAGGCTCTAAGAAAAAGAAAAGAGTAAAAAAAGCTGGGGGAGGATTGGTATTTAACGTAAGAGGACAAGGCAGAGTAATGCCAAATAGGTTGAGATAATGGGACAACTTAAACAGTGGCGAGAACAAAACTGGGTAAGAATAGGTACTGATGGTTCTATAAAAGGACCGTGTGGAACCAGTAAAAATAAAAAGAATCCAGATAGATGTTTGCCAAAAGCCAAAGCTCAAAGTCTATCTAAAGCAGAACGTGCCAAAACTGCACGTAAGAAAAAAGCTGCGGGTGCAAAAGGTAAAACCGTAGTAGCAAATACAAAAAAAGCTAGAGTTTCTGTAAGCAGAGGAGGAGAAATGCTAAAAAACAAATCAAAAGCTGATCTTAACAAAGACGGTAATATATCTTCATACGAAATGAAAAGAGGTATGGCTATTGAAAAAGCCATGTCTCAACAAAATCGTGTGAAGAAGAAAAACGGTGGATTCATAGCAAAAGGCTGTGGTAAAGTTATGAACAATCGTCGTAAAGTTACGACTATATCTTAGGAGATAATTATGCCAGCAAAAAAAGCAGCAGATAAAAAAATGGATGCCAAAATGAAGGCTAGACAAAATGCAAAGGTAAGACCTGATGAGCCAGTAGAAGAAACAAGAATCTACTTGAACATGCCTAAGAAAAAGGCTGCTCCAAAAAAGAAAGCACCTGCTAAAAAGAAAACTACTAAAAAATAAAGGTTTACTATGTATAAAAGAACAAAAGGGTATGCAGCTGGAGGAATGGTAAAATCCAAAGGCATGAAAAAAGGTGGTCCTATGAAATCCAAAGGGATGAAGAAGGGTGGACCAATGAAATCCAAGGGCATGAAGAAGGGTGGACCTATGAAGTCTAAGGGTTACAAAAAGGGTGGCAAAGTGATGAAATCAAAAGGATATGCTAGGGGTGGCAAGGTGATGAAATCTAAAGGCTATAAGAGAGGCGGTAAAGTAAAAAAAAGTAAGTAGTGGCTTACTTACAAAGCAACATCCCACATTTCAAATGCTGGGTCAGAAAAGAATATACGCATAATCACGAAAAATATCACGGTGAGTTTCTTCACGCCATGGCAGTTGCTGTTACAACAATGCCTTGTCGTTGTTTGAGCTTTCAAGTTATTTTTACGGGTATAGAAGCAGAAGGAGAAGAGGAAGACAACGTACATGGTGGCGCTATGTGGGCTAGGATGCCAATAACAGCGCTTGTAGGCGATACTCCTTTTGAAGAATGGCCAGAACCTATGGCAGTACACGATGCCCAACCTTGGGATTGTTCCTCACACCATCATGCTGTTTACGTATTAGATAGGGCAACACCTTGTCCTTGGATGGCAAAGATTGATGGTAATTTTTACCCAGCTAAATACTTGTTCACAGTAGATTACGCTGAAAATGAGATAGCTGATGATCCTGCCCAACATAAACAAAGTCATGTTTTGGAGCTATTAGACGCAGGAGAATGGACAGGTAATATTGTAGCGTTACCAAATAATCGTGTGAGAGTTACACATCCAGCTTGGTTTGAGACTGGATCAGGCGCACCTGATTTTAAACCATCTGCACATATACATTATTCAAAGTCTGATTTAGACTATACGTTGGATGTAAACAGAATTTTTGATAATCTATATGCAGAGGACGAGTAATGGCACTTTCAGGCAGTACAGATTTTGAACCTAACGTAACCGAGTTTGTTGAAGAAGCTTTTGAGCGTTGTGGTATCGAACTAAGAACAGGATACGATCTTAAAACAGCAAAAAGATCTATTAATCTCATGTTGGCAGAATGGGCCAACAGAGGTTTAAATCAATGGACAATAGAACAAGCAACGCAAACTGTAACAGAAGGCACTTCTAGTTATTCTTTGAATTCTAATGTAATTGATATATTAGATATGTCGTTGCGTAGAACAGTTAATAGTGAAACAACTGATACAAGTATGAGCAGAATCAGTCGCTCTGAATATTTGAATATACCAACTAAAGATACAAAAAGCCGACCTTCGCAGTTCTTTTTTGACAAGTTAACTACACCCGTAATAAAAATATGGCCAAGCCCTGAAAACTCTACGGATATATTAGTTTTTAACAAAATAGTCAGAATGGATGATGCTGATACAGCTATCAATACGTTAGATATGCCATTTAGGTTCTATCCTTGTTTTGCTGCTGGACTGGCTTACTACATATCAATAAAGAGGGCGCCTGATCGTATGCAAATGCTAAAGGCTGCTTACGAAGAAGAATTTAGACGTGCAGCCGACCAAGACGAAGACAGAGCATCATTTCGTATAAAACCATCTATGAGGAGTAGTTATTAGTGGCTTACGCTACTGGAAAGTTTGCGCGTGGACTTTGTGATCGTTGTGGTTTTGAATACAAACTGCACGAACTCAAAGAAGAATGGAACAATTTAAAAGTCTGTAGCGAATGTTTTGAACCGAAAGCGCCACAAATTGACCCAAGACCAGTAATCACAGACCCAGAAGCAGTTTACAACCCAAGACCCAACAATGATAAAGAAGTTGGTGAGGGATTTGTGGTTGTATCAGATGCAAACAATTTTACCGCTACAAGCATAAATTCTTTGTCTATGAACCCATCCATCTTGGGTACAAATTTCACCACCCCTGAAATGACAGGAAGTGTGGGAACAGTTACAATCACAACATGACTTATACTGAATTATATACTTTGATACAAAACTTTCTGGACAACAATGAAAGTACGTTCAATACGACAATACCTGATTTTGTAAAAAATGCAGAAGATCGTATATTTAATTTAGTACAAGAAGATTTCTTTAGGAAAAATGTGACAGGTAGTTTGACAACGGGAAACCGTTTCTTGACTTGTCCTACAGATTTTATTCTGAGTTTTTCGTTAGCAGTAATTGATAGTTCAAGCGACTATCATTTTCTGGAAAAGAAACACCCCAGTTTTATGCAGGAGTATACTCCTGATATAACTGATACCAGTCTGAGAGGACTGCCTAAATACTACGCTGACTTTGATAAGGAATACAGCACTTCTGGAAGTTCTGGAACAACCATCACCGTCGCGCCATTACCAGATGCAAACTACTCAGTAGAATTGCATTATTTATATAGACCAACAAGTTTGGTTTCAGATACAGGCGGCACCTGGCTTTCCGTTAATGCCAGAGACGCTCTGCTTTATGGCTCGTTAGTCGAGGGCTATACTTTTATGAAGGGTGAACCAGATTTACTCGCAACTTACGAAAATAGATTCCAACAAGAAATTGCTAGATTGAAAAATAGAGCAGAAGCCAGAGGAAGACGCGACGAATATCGCTATGACTCACTTCGCTCAAATGTAAGTTAAAAGGAGAAAGTATGAAGCCTATCAAGAAACTTGAGGGCAAGACTGTAGCCATC